AGAAGAACGGCACGCTTGCCCTCTTCAAAGGCTGTGGCATTGGGGTCACCCGCCACATAGCTCAAGGCACGCCAGTTGGAACGCGCCTCAAGGTCTCTGAGAACCTTCTGGCCAGCCTCGCTGCCAAAAGTCTCGCTATACATATGCTTTAGCTTTTCGATGTCTTTCACTGTCCCACCATCCTGACTGCCTGTGCAGCTTGCGCCGTTGTGTATACATCCTCTTGGTCACGCTGGCGCTGCATAGCTTCCTGCTCTGCTTGCGCCCGCGCTTGACGTGTCTCATCAACCTCGCGCTGTGATTTGAGCGTGGTCTTAGGAACACCAAGGGAGTCGGTCACATGCCGGACAAGTCCGTCAGAGTCAATGTGGTCACCGACCGGAAGGCTTTGAGCCAGCGGCAGGAGAATCTCAAGCGCCCGCATGGTGTTGTTCAAGCTGCTGGACTTCTGAGCGCGGGCCAAAGGCGAAACGTACTCAATATCAATATCCAATCCTTGCAACATCTCAGGGGGCCGAGCCAGCATGTCGTTGCGCAGCATCAGCGCAAACACGCGGTCAATCAGTGGGCGGAGAAGCTCATTCATGAGACGACCCAGCACAGGGCCAATCACGCGCATGCGCTCTTCCTGTCTTTGGATAACCTCGGTCGCAGTCATCTGCGCAGAACCAGCAGTCAGAATCTGGTCAACATAGAACGCCTGACGGATGGCAGCACGGCGCTGCTCTTCCATGTTCAGGCCAATCGGGATGTTTGCACCTGTGTTCAGCGGCGTAATCGTCTCGCGAGTGCCAGCGCGGAAGAAGTTGAGGCCACCAGGTTGAGTGCGGATGGGCAACAGGAACCCGTCATCAGGCACCAGAAGCGGTGGGTCGATTTGTTTCTGAGCCGCTTGGATGATGGTTTTTGACATAAGATTCAACATCTTAACGTCAGGCAACGCCGTCATCGCGGGGCTGCGTCCCATCACTTCGCCGGTAGCTTTCAGGAAGCGCGGCACCACATAGGGCAGTTCTTCAAAGCCACCCTCTTTGATAATCATGCCTGAGTGCTTGCACACATACACCGACATGTAGGGCATATTCATGTTGTCTTGCTTGGTAACGTCCCGTGCAAGGCGCGGCAGGACCGCGTGCAGAATCTCGACCTCTTCGTCAGGAGTCTTCTCGAATTTCTTTTGAATGAAGTTGCCGACGTTATCAAAGCCAAAACGCTCTACGGCTTGTGCTGCGGTGGACTTGTACATACGGAACACGGTGTTGACCATGCCGTACTGGTCTTCGGAGACGTAGTATTCAGAAATGTGGCGAGTGCTAAACCGCAGCTTGTCCCGGTCCATTTCGCAGAACATGCAAGCGGTGCCGAATACCACGAGGTCCACATAGGCTTCGTGGATTTCAGTCTCGAAGTTAGAGCGCTGGAAGGCTTGCATCATACGCATGCTGGTGTCTTGCAGCCACTCGCGAACCTCATCATCGCGGTTGAGGGATTCGTCTTTAATGTCCAGGTGGAACCAAGGCGATGCCCCGCTGGTCAGCATGCCGTGAAGAAAGGCAGCCATAAGGTCGATGGACTGGAGAGCAGTACCGTCGTAAATCAACTCCATACGCTTTTCACCGCGAGAGCGCTTCTTCACGATGTCCGCCTTGCGCGGGAGCATGTAGTCAGCCAGTTCCTGATAGTGGGTGTCCCAGTTATCCCGGCGGCTTTTAAGAGAATCAAATCTCTTGAGTAGCGGTGCTGCTTCCTGTGCCATACTTAACCCATCAATGTTGGTTTGCCGTTAGTCTGGCCGACCTGTTGGCCAAGCGCACCGGCAACAATGGTTGAGCCGCGCCCCTTGCGACGGCCGCGTTCCGTGATTTCAGCTTCCTCTGCTAAAGCCCGCGCACGGCCAATGTCCGGCTCAGGCGGAGGTGGCGGGGGAGGTGGTGGGGTTGGCATAGATGGGGTCAAAAAGCTCATACCTATCTCCTATTCATAAAGAACACCGCCGCCCTCAAGCAGCGTACCGGCAGCGCCAGCGCGAGTAGAACGCCGACGCCGAGATGTAGGTGCCTCGGCAAGAGTGCCACTTGGGACAACCTCTGGTGTGACCTCCGGCGTTACCTCTGGCGTAATGATTGTTGGCTCGGAGTCGCTTTCCTGTTGTGGCTTACTGGCCTCAACCTCAGCAAGTGTTGTAACAATCGTTCCTCCGCCCGGTGCTTCCTTTGCAAAAGTTTCATATTCAGGACGGCCCGTGTAACGGTCGCCGCGCAGTGCGCCAACAGTTATTTTTTTGCCAGACGCATCCGTAACTTGCACTGGCCTCCCGCCCTTCTCAAGCTCGGTAATTATGTTTTCACGAACCATGCCGCCAACTGCGCTAAGAGCGCCCGCCATTCCGCCGATTGTTCCAACACCGCCCAACAGGTTGCCAATCGCGCCAACACCGGCAGGGACTTTTGTTACGGGCCGGTTGCGGATTTCGGCAATGGCGGCACCGCGCTCCTTCGCAGTTTCAGACAAGGCTTGCGCACGTTCAATCTCAGCGGCGCGGCGCTTGTCTGGGTCTGCAATATCCTTGGGCTGTCTGCCTACGCTTCCAGAGCCTACGCCTACACTCGAACTCATCACTCACTCCTACAACGTGAACGGGTTGTATTCCATTTGCGCAGTCTGTTGTGGAGGTTTTCGCATGACCTCTCTATTTTCCAGGCCAACAGCGAGATAGCGGAAAGCGTCCGCAGCATGGCTCGTATAGTCATGTCGCGGATGGTCTCTGAACATTTTACGCTTCTCATCCCATTCCTGCCTGTACTGGCGCAGCATCTCCAAACCTTCGCCGCATTTGTCGCGGTCGAAATAGCATTTAGGTATTAACATACGCGCTGCGTTAATACCATCTGCCACCTTCATTTTAGGTATAACACGAAAACGTAAGCCAAGCGAATAAGCGGTCTCCCAGCGACTCTTACCAGAACCAAGCTCCCGCACCTCAATGTCATGCGGTGCCAAGTGGTCCCCGTAGGTGTAGTCTTTGCGGTTGAGAACATCAGCGTAGTGGTCCAGCCCGACGCCACTACTCTCATAATAATCAATCACGTTCACAGCACCGCCACGGAAGACCTGCGCAAACCAAATAGCTGTCGAGTCGTTCACGCCTAGGTCCCAAGCCGTATGCACAGGGTAGGCCGGGTCATACGGAACTCGCGTCACACGGCCACTGTCGTCAGCATCGGCCAGCAGCTTGCCATAATACGCACCAATAATTGCCGCAGTGAACGAACACTCATATTCCTGCTCGTACTGTTCTGGCGTCATCTGCGCCTGAGCCGCCTCAAGTTCCTCCGGCCTGACGATGCCCGTGTCACTCGCCTTGCAAATCTTGTAGTACCAGTCGGTGCTGCCCTCACCCAGTTGGCTTTTAGCGGTCTCCAGCAAATCAAAAAAATGATTGTGGCCAGCCGGGGTTCCCAAAAAACATGCCGACCCCTGCCTGTCCGACAGCGCCGGTCTCACGACCTCCCCCCATACCCTTGGGTTCTGCATGCCAAACTCGTCGAAGACACACTCATCCAAATATATTCCTCGAAGGGCGTCCGGGTTCTCAGCAGACAGCAGCATAATCCTGCCGCCGTTAGGAAAGTCTGCGCGTAGTTCTGTCTCGTTGAACTGCACACCGGGGATAACTCCGGCATAGAACTTTACATAGTCCCAGGCAATCCGCTTTGCCTGTGCGAAAGTAGGGGCCACAAAAGCCGTCCTCGGTCGAGGCAACGGGCATGTCAAAGTCGTCTTGATTAGCTGGTTCACTGCCCACACCGTCTTGCCAAAGCGGCGGTGCATTACCAACACGTTCCATCTCTTTAACTCCTTGTGCATGTCCTTCTGCAAAGGACGAGGCTTGTAGGGAATCTTCACATCCATCAATCTGTCTCCCACAGGATACGCACCGTGCCGTCACTCACCTCGACGCCAGCACGGTTCTTCTGCTCACCGTATTGCTCTGGCATGGCAGTCTTTGCCTTCCAGCGCACGTGTTGCGCATAGTCCCGTAGGATGTTGGGGTCATACCTCCGACGCCCCTCCAATGCGTTCAAATACATGCCGTCAAGCTCCTCCAGAGCCTTCTCAGCGCTCTCAGCCCTTGCCGTGTACACAGCGGCCCGAAACTCCTCGTCGGCCCTCATTCGCTTGTAAGCGCCAGCACGGGATATGCCAGTCTTCTCGCATGCCTTGGCCAAGCTATAGCCTTCGCTTAGCAGGTCAATGACCTCGGTTGTGTTTGCCTTTGTAATCTTGCCCATGCTTCCTCCGTGAGTGTGTAGGGGTCAATTAACACATATAAGCGACGGCCCCGACTGCTGGGGGTGATGCCTTGGTCAAGACCCCCCCGTGGCCGCGGTGCCACACTGTTGCGGATATGTCACTGTTGCCTGGATGTCACACTGTTGCAGATATGCCACACTATATACATTGCCGCGTGTTGATGTGTCTTCTACGTGTGCAGTGACAGGCACAACCAACCATTGAACCATCCATCACACAACACAACACTGTCCTTATTCCCTCATCTATCCTGCCGCTGCTTTAGTATATACA